ACGCTCGCCAATCGGCGGGCGTTTCGCATATCTGCGGGCGGCTGAGTCAGCTCCCACGGCTGTACACCAAACACGGCGGCGACCTTATCGAGATCTTCTAGCTGCCACTGGCGCTTGCCCGTCCATCGATTGCTAACAGACCCCTGATTAATACCTATCGAGAGCGCTAGCTCCTTTTGCGATATGCCTAGCCGTCCTGCTAGTGCGCGGATATTTGCCGCGACAATATCGGAAAAACTTTCGCGCGCTTCATACTGCGCTTCAACCACTGCAACACTCATAAAAGAAAGCTTAAGTTAAATTTTTATTTTACAAAAGCTTTTGGCGTAAATTCTTAGAAATTTCTATTTCGACACGCCGAATAATCCTAAATATATAAGATTTTTGGCGAAATGCAATACATTTTGGGCATGAGTGATTTTGGAGATTCAAAACCAGACGCGCTAGGCGTGTCGGTGCCTAGTTTTGGTGTGGTGATTGCTTTAGCGCAGGTTGAGCCGTATTTGGATGCGGCTTGGAGAAAGTGTCGTTCGTTGGTGCAGGCGTTGCCGCGGGATTCGCGTGAGCACGCGCAGGCATGGGACGCGCAGCACTATATAACGATGGCGCGGCAGGCTGTGCGCGCGGGGTTGAGTGAGGTGCGCGAGGATGAGTGATTTTCAGCGGCGTGTGTCGCGCTCTGTTGAGTTGTTTTGTGTGGCTCGTGGTTTGTCGGCTGGTGAGTTCGCTGAGTGGCTGAATATGGCTCCGTCTACGTTGTATAGCAAGTTGTCTGGTGCTCGGCGCTGGACGCTTGAGGATATTGCTGTTCTTGAGCGTGTGGGCGTGAAGGTGCCGAGCCTTTCAAAGAAGAAAGGGGCACGCTCGTGAAATATACAGTTAATTGGTCGCTTATTGCTGCGCTGCTGGCGTTGTTGGCTAATCTGGCAGTGCTTGCCCGCCTTCATGGTGTGGCGATTCTTTTTGCTTCGGTTTCTCTTGTAGCGTCGTCGCTTTTTATTGCTGATTGTCTTGTTGAGCGTGCTCACAGGCGTGAGCGTGAAAGGGGTATCCATGAGTGATACTCAGGAGCAGCTTGATGATATTGGGGTGTGGAAAGCCCAGATTCAGGATATGGCTACGGAGATAGCGGCAAGGTATCCAGATTGGGCGTTGGCGCGGGCGCTGCATTCGCATTTAGAGCTTGTTGTGTGTGAGCTTGTTCGTTTGGGCTCGAGTGTGCGTATTACTGATCGTGAGTTTATAGAAACGGCTGTTGCTGAGTATCGCCGTGAGCGTGCGCGGCAGGTGTTGCGTGAGCGTGAGGAGCAGGAGCGGGCTGTGCAGGCGAGGCTTGAATCGTCTCGTATACGGCTTGCGAGTGAACAAGCTAAAGCTCGGGCGCGCTCGATGCGTCGTTCGTGGTATCAGGATAGGAAAGATGGGGGCGAGGTATGGCACGAACTGTGAGTGCTGCATGGCCGACGGATTGCCTTGTGAGGTCTCTTGCTGTGTCTGGGTGGGGTATTCTCGCGGCGCGGCGTTATCAGGGTGTGCGGGCAACGCTGCGTGCTCTTGTTGACGAGCTTCCTCATGGCAGTGGTGAGGGTATGGTTACGGCGTATAAGATTTCACGTTCTACGGGGCATTGTGACAGGTGGACGCGTGAGTGTTTGAAAGCGTTAGAAGAGCTTGGCGTGATTTCGTGGACGCGTGGAGGGATTGTGAACGGGCGTGCGCAGGCAAGCTTTATACGGATTATTAAAAAGCGGCTTGTGGCGTTGATTCGTGACGCTAAAGAGATGGAGCAAGCAGTGCGGCGTGAGTATCGTGCGCGTGTGGCTGAACGCTGCAAGCATTTTCAACACAGGACGGTTTTCGCGAAAAGAGATAAGCAAAACCCCAGCATAATCCATGCGGAACTGAGTTCTAGGAATACTCCCCTTACAGGGGGAGGGCTAACGCCCTCACCCCATGTTGATATTGAAAAAGAGCCGCTACGCGGCGCTGCCTATCATAAAAAGCCGCAGTTGCGGCTTGAGCGTGCGTTCACGGTGGTGAAAGAGGAAAAACCGATTACGACTGTTGAGGCTCACTATGCGTGGGAACACGCACGGCTCATTAACGAGCAGCGAAAAAGCGACAAACATATACAAGCCCTCATCGAGCAAGGATATGAAGGCCCGCAGCTTCTCGAGCAAGCAATCGCAGACATGTACAAACGAGGAATCCTTACACCAGTACGACCAAGGAAAGTAGCAGGGCAATGAGTAAAGAATTTAGCGCCGTGCAGCGTCTAGAATTAACACGCATATTCTATTGTGAGCTGCTTAAACGTTTACACATGGCGAACGAAGCAGCGAAAGACATCGAACGCCAGCTCAGAAGCACAGGTGTAAGTAGTGAGCTGGATAGTGCGCTCAATATCATGTGTGCACAGATGGAACTCGCTGAATGTTTAGCAAAGAAAGCTAAAAGAACGGCATGGCTTAACGGCAAAAAAGAACAGGCTGGGCAGGCTCATGAGTGAGCGCTATCTTGTCGGCGACAGAGCAAAGAAGATAAAGCCACTGCTCGTGAGCATGTACGGGGCGCGCTGCGCGAAATGCGCCCAGCCTATCGACCTATCATTACACTATCCCGACCCGCTCAGCCTAAGCATCGGGCATCAACTCCCACTAAGCCGTGGCGGCACAGACACCATTGACAACCTGCGCCCCGAACATCTTCAATGCAACCAGCAAGCAGGCAACAGGCTCGACACAGACGGACGCAGCCACGCCATCGACCCCCGTTTTTTCTGACTGGGGCAGCCGCTTTACTCTCTCGCCCCCTGGTAAAGATTTCTCCCCAAAACACAGAAAAACGGGGCACAAACAAGGAGAAAACCGCGTAAAATCAGCGAAAAGGTGACATGATGCCAGAAAAAAAATACGAAACTCAAGAAGAACTCTTTCACGTGCCCCCACCCTCGCATGAAACAGGCGCTAACGAGCGCACAGTCATAGAACTCCTCGCTGAACTCGATTCTGGCGGCGCTCTCACAGGCATTTACCGCGCAAAAGGCAACGTACTACTCACTCTCGCGCGTGGCGTAGACCAAGGAATGCGAGAGAGAAAAATATCAGTCGCTACCTCGCAGCTTCTCAAACAACTCTATGACGGTATAGCGGAAATGCCCGAGCCTCCACGCCACAATAGCGCTGACACCTACGACACGCTCAGAGCCGTGATCGAATACATGACCGAGCAAGCCATCACACGCCCTGAAGAGAGCAGTATCCATGAGCCAGCCTATTAAAACAGGCGCACCGAAATACTTCACACGCCGAAACCCTGCACGCCCCACTCTCGGCGGTATCGTCGGCGCGATCAGCGAAGCAGTGCGCGGGCATAAACTCATGCCCTGGCAGCAATACGTGGTTAATGTGGCGTGGGAACTCGACCCCGACCACCCAGGCGAGCTCTACTACACTGAGGGCGATGTGAGCGTGCCACGCCAAGCAGGTAAAAGCGACCTCATCGAAGCAATGCACACAGCAGGCATGATGATGACACGTGACTGGGTGAGCGCCATGACCGCACAAACAGGCAAAGACGCAGGCAAACGCTGGCGCCAGCTCGTGCATAACCTGCACACAGAAAAACCAAACCGCACAGCAGATTGGAAAATTAACCGCGGCAAAGGCGGCGAGATGGCTATCTATCTGCCCACAAGCGGCTACGTGACCCCGTTCACCCCGAAAGCTGAAGCGCTGCACGGCGATCACATGAATTTCGCAACCATTGATGAGCAATGGGCGTTTACTCTCGCGCAAGGTATCGAGCTAGAAACAGCAATTAAACCAACCTTCCTCACTGTGCCTTTCTCGCAACTCTTTCGCGCCTCAACTATGGGCACCGCCAACAGTGAATACATGAACATGAATATCGAACGTGGACGGCGCGCAGTGACCGATCCAACCTCACGCAGGTTTTATTTTGAATGGAGCGCCGACGAAACAGAAGCAGAACGCGACCCCTACAGTGATACAACGCTCGCCTTTCACCCAGCGATCGGGCACACGCAAACAGCGCGCCGTATCCGCGACCTTGGCAAAGATATGCCGCTCGGTGAATGGCGCCGCTCGTTTCTCAATCTCGCCACCCAAACCACAGAAACAATTATCGATCTTGCCGTGTGGGACTCTCTCAGATGGAACTACGAGCCAGACACCCCCGAGCGCACGATCCCCTCACCCTCGGAGATCGTGCTCGCGTGGGACTGCGCACTCGACTCATCCGCTGCCACCATCTATGCTGCATGGCTCGACGATAACAACGAACCCACCGTGCAGCTCGTCACAACACAGCAAGGCACCGCATGGCTTGCTGACGCTCTAGCCCAGCTCGACCGTCGAGGATACAGAGCTATCGTGCACGACGACACAGGAGCAAACAGAACAATCGAGCAAACACTCCAACAAAACACAACACGCTCTGAACGCGTCACCTTCGGGCAATACGCGACAGCCTGCCAAACCCTCTTCGACCGTATACGCACATCAAGCCTCACCCATGACGGGGCAGCGGCAGTCATCGACGCTATCCAAGTAGCAGCCATCAAAGAAACCGCACGCAGCACAATACTCGACTCACGCAAATCAGCAGGAAACATTGACGCTCTGCGCGCTCTCGCCCTCGCCCAAGACACAGCCGCGCGTATCCTAGCCCGCACTGGTTTCCAACTCTTCTAACCCACAGGCAGGGCACTATAGCGCCCGTGGCAGGGGTAGCGTCAAGCTATTACACGTTTTGTATAAAAATTTATACAAAACGTGTAATAATGATGGCGTGCAGCGCTCAGAGGTTTAGTCTCGATGGCATGAGGCAGAATCTTATGAAATTTCTTGAACGCACCCATCTAGTGAATGCTGTGCGTGAAGAAAGGGGTGGTCTTTCACAAGATTCTGCCTCAGCGTCCCTCATGCCAATACTCCCGACCCGTCACGCGCTCACACACGAGGCACGCGCTCTTGATGCCGTCTATCGGGCTATCCACATTCTAGAAACCTCATGCAGGCAGCTTACCGTGGACGTATGGCGCAACAACGATCTTCTTGCCAGCGAACAGGCGCCGCGCTGGATTGCGCGCCCAAGCATGAACCTCACCAGCTTCGGAGCATTCACCGCCGAAACCGTCTCTAGTCTCGCTCAGCGTGGTAACGCCTACTGGCTCATTACTCGCAGCAGCAGTTATGACATTACAAGCGTGGACGTGCTCAATCCGCAGCGCGTAGGCGTCACGCTCGATACTGCAGGCATCAAACGTATTTACACGCTCGACGGCAAACATATACGCGCAAATCGTCTCATGCATTTACGGCTGACGCACACCCCAGGCGAAGCGCTCGGACTCTCGCCCTTACAGGCGTGTGCGCGGTCTATCGCTGGAGCTTTAGAAACAGCCGACTATGCCGCGAACTGGACAAGCACCGCAGGCGCGCCAGCTGGCATTCTCACTACCGACCAAGTATTAAGCCGTGAACAAGCACAAGAATACAAAGCACAAGCAAACCAGCAGCTGCAATATAAAAACGGCGTAAGCGTGCTCGGGCAAGGCCTCACATACCACAGACTGCTCTTAACCCCTGCAGAGCTTCAATTTTTAGACGCGAAACGTACAAGCGTCACCGAAATAGCGCGAATGTTTGGGATCCCTGCGAAAATGCTTCTCGCTGCTGTCGATGGTGGCAGTGATACATATTCGAACGCTGAAACAGAAAACCGCCAGTTCGTGCGCCAAACACTCATGGCCTATATCGCGGAAATAGAAGACGCTCTCAGTGCACTGCTGCCACGCGGGCAACAAGCCAGATACAACCTCGACGGGCTGCTGCGTGCCGACACTAAAACACGCTACGAAACCCATGCTATAGGGCTTGCCGCTGGCTTCCTCACCACCGACGAAGTACGCGCTATCGAAGGACTGCAACCCATCAGCGAGAAAGAAGACACACTATGACACTTCAATACAGAGCCGCGCAACTCCTTGACGCGAGCAGCGAAGAAAAAAGCGAATACAGCGGAATCAAAACTGTGCGCGCGCTTGCCGTGCCCTACAGCGACGAGTACAACAAGATTCATAGCAATCTTTATGAGCGTTTCGCTCCAGGGTCTCTCACCCCAGGAGCTGACCCGATGAAGCTCCGCCTTGAGCACGATACCACCATCGGGAAAATCGTGGACTATGTGGAGACAGAGCGCGGGCTAGAAATCACTGCTGCCATCAGCGACACCAGCGCAGGCAGAGACGCGGCAGCACTACTTGATGACGGCGTACTCACCGCTGTATCTATCGGATTTAACGCCGACTGGGACACAGACGACGTAATCACCCGTGACGACGGCTCACTCTACATCACCCACAGGAACGCCGAACTTATGGAAGTTTCCCTCGTCTCATTTCCTGCATATAAAGAAGCAACCATTAGCGATATTCGCTCACGATATCAACCGAAAGGAAACACTATGGATACCGAAAAAGAAATCAGCGCTGTACGTGCCACACTAGGCGACCTCACGAGAGAAATTGACACGCTCAAAAACGAGACCCCCACGCAAACAGTCTCGCCACTCGCCGCCTACCGCAGCGCTGGCGATTTCATGAAAGCCTACGCTACAGGAGTAGGCAACGTGCGCGCCTTTGCCGATGATGCGAACGTTATCGCCGATACCGACCCGAGAAACGGCTGGTTTAATAAAACGCTGCAACTTATGGAAGCTAAACAGCCCATTACCTCAATGTTTAACCACACCTATGATCTGCCAGCAGAAGGCATGAGCTTCGACTATCCTCTCATTAAAACGAACACGCTGCAGATCGGTATTCACGAAAAAGAAGGCGACAAGCTCCCATTCGGAAAAATGACGTTCGGGCACGGCAACGCGAGCGTGAAAACCTATGGCGGCTACACAACCATTTCACGCGAGTTTATCGACCGCGCCAGCAGCGTGTATCTTGAGACGATTCACCGCGCTCAAGCTATCCAGTACGCCACAGCTATCGAAAAGCAGACACAGGCAACGCTCACACAAGAAATTACCGAGGCGCTCACAACCACGCCTATCTCATCGACCCTAGCCGCGACAGCGCTCACCGTCGATGAAATTATTAACCTTGGTCTTGACCTGATCGACTATTTTGACGATGAAGTATTCTTCCCGTTCACAGGCTTTGCCGTCTCCGCTGACGTGTTCAAGTATTTAGCGACACTAAAAGAAGACCCGAAAGCGTTCCAGTTCACAGGCGCGCCAGCCGACAAGACAGGCACGCTCTCCATTCGCTCACGCGCGGGAGAACTCGACGCTATCAGCATTCACCGCCTGCCCGCAGCAGTCGGCACAGGCATCATGCTCGGCTACAGCTCGCAAGCCATCGACGTGAAAGAATCACCCAACGCGCCGCTGCGTCTGTCCGACCAGCGTGACGATACCACGCTCACGAATATTTTCACCGTCTACGGCTACGCGATCCACGCGCCCCAAAAGAGCGGTATCGTGCCCGTAAAATTCGCGCAAGCATCCTAAAAGGTAGCGGTGTGTAGACATGGACGCAACACTCATACGCGCATCAGCGCTCGAGCTCTATCGAGAAATAGGCAACGCGGCAACCCTCAGCGAGCAACAAGCCACCGCGCTATGTGAGCAAGCCGCCGCGCTCATCGACCAGCACGCCCGCACTGCCTGTATTCCCGATAAGGTGCGAGTACTCGCGTGCGTTGCTGTTGCCCGTGATCTGCACACCGCTACTCAAGCCCCTGGCGGTGTGTATAGCCCGTTTGGTGATGGTGGCGCTGTACGCCTCGCGCGCGACCCGATGAAAGCCGCCTATCCACTGCTTGCCCCATACGTTGGGGGTGGTTTTGCGTGAGTATCACCAGCGACCGCGCCGCCCTGATAGCTCTATTGGGCACGCAGCTCACTATCGGCGGGCAGACCGTCACAGTATCGCCCTATGCTCCAGCCGACGTGCAGCCCTACACGCTCTACCTTGAGCTAGCAGGATGCGAGCCAGGCGACGTTTTTCATACTCTCGCCGTCGATTGGGAGATCACTATCACCGCGAAAGCAAATATAGCTGTGACTGCTGCCGCCGTGTGGCTCGATACCGCAACCGATACCATTCTCAGTGCGCTGCGCGGCGTCGATGGTCTCACACTCGGCACAGTCGAGCCATATTTTGCTCTCATATCCAACCAAAGCGGCGGCAGCACTGCAGCCGTTCGCCTCTCGTTCACATCTCAAACCCCTATAGATTAAGAAAGGTAAATTTCATGGTTACTACAGTTTCCCGGCTCTCTGGCGCTGCGCTCTCCCTGACCATCGACGGCAGCGAATACAAGGCAGAAATCACCTCATGGGAACTCTCCGAAGAAGAAAAAGACTCGAAAATAGTCACATTCGGAGACGCCTCAGCCGCCCAAGCCAAGCTCAAAGTAGGCTTTGTGCAATCTCTCGCAGCCGAATCACTACACCAGAAAGTGTATGACAACCCTGGCAAACGCGACGTGCCCTTTAAGCTTGCCCCTTCAGGCAACACCACGCCCGCAGCAAACAATCCTGTTTTTGAAGGTACACTGCACTTCCCGAAGCTCCGCCCGACTATCAGCATGGAAGCAAAAAGCGACGGCGGAACCGCCGACATCGAATTTACTATTGCCGCCATGACTAAAAACACGGGCACCGCGCGGGAAGAATAACCACAAGTGAGTACATGGGCAACCAGTGGCGGCATCGGCGGCGCTAAAGCCACCGTCGCTATCGACGATATCAACGCGACCATCAACGCGCTCAAAAGCTACGGTGTAGAAGCCAAAGACTTACGCGCTGCCATGCGCCCAGCCTCACGCCTACTCGCCCGAGCCGCGCGCAAAGAAGTACCCGTGCGTGATAGATGGCTGAAAAAGTCACTACGAGCACGCCCACGCGCGACCCGTGCAGATGTTGTTATCGGCGGGCGCTCCGCTTATTATGCACCCGTCGTTCATTTCGGCTGGCATCGGCACAACATCGAACCCAACCAGTTCATGTTTCGCGCCCTTGACGCGAACCACAAAGAACTTATCGAACTTATCTCACACAACTTGCACACGCTCGCACGCGAGCAAGGTCTCACTATCACATAGGAAGGATATACCCCATGCAGGAAGCATCACTACAATTTCTTGACGCTCTCACACTCGCAGAAATCGCCAGCTTCGAGACTGTCACAGGCGTTGCCCTCGACAAACTCGACACTGGAAACCCAAGCGCTATGCTGCCAGGGCTTGCCGCTCTCGCCGCGCAGCGTCTAGGCATTGACACCGCTCCAACAGTGCTTCAAGCGCTCACGCTCGCAGAACTTGACGAACTCTTCACCGCTGCAAGCAGCGCAACCCCAACCCGACCCGACGATATCAACAAAATTCTCGAGGTGGTGCGGGGAAAATCCCACGCACACTCCTCAAAGCGCTCGGGGCAGTAACCTACACGCTCCACTACACGCCGCTGCAGTTTTGGAGCATGACACAAGAAGAACTCGCAGGAATCAGCGCACACATAGAGCGCGTCACCAAAGATATGAAACATAGATAACCGCACAGGAGGCTGGCATATGGCAGGAAAAAAGTCCACCGTGACCATATCCGTGGTCGCGGAAACAAAAAAATTCCAGAAAGCTATGCGCCAGCTCGGCGACGTCTCAGGGCTTAAAAAACTCGGCTCAACCATGAGCCAGCTTGGCTCCAAACTCCTCCAAGTGTCGAAATATGCGGGCGCTGCTGCCAGCACCCTCGGCGCTATCGCCGTAAAACATGCTGCCGACCTCGAACAATCCGCAGGGGCTGTACAAGACGTATTCAAAAACTATGCCGCGACCGTCTCGCGCTATTCACGCCAAGCCGCGACAAGCGTCGGCTTATCAGCTAACGCCTACAACGAACTCGCCACCCTGATCGGCACCCAGCTCAAAAACGGTGGGACAAGCATCGACCAGCTCGCAGGGAAAACAAACAACCTCATCACGCTCGGCGCTGACCTTGCCGCAGGCTTCGGCGGCTCGACAGCCGACGCCGTGAACGCTCTCAGCTCCGCATTGAAAGGGGAGCGTGACCCTATCGAACGCTACGGCGTGAGCCTCACACAAGCAGCCATCGACGCAGAAGCCGCTAGCCTAGGCTTTCACAAAGTCGGGGGCGCCCTCAGCGTAGAAGCAAACCAAGCCGCCACGCTAAGCCTGATTATGAAACAAACAGCCGACTTCCACGGCAAATTCGCGGCAGAAAACACCACGCTCGCTCATCAGCTGCAAGTTGTGCAAGCCAAGCTTACCGATATGGCTGCCACACTCGGTACGCTGCTGCTACCATACGTCACTCAGATAGTCGCGTGGCTATCCGAAAAGCTCACGCCAGCATTTGAGCAATTCATGGCATGGCTCGCCAACAACGCAATACCCAAAATTAAAGAACTTGCCGCCGTCTTCGCTACCGAATGGCTGCCACGCCTGCAAGCCATCGCGAGCGAGCTCGCTGCCGTGCTCCTGCCCGCACTCACCAGCCTCGGCAGTTTCATTACAGGCACGATTATTCCAGCCGTCTCCACTCTCGCCGCGTGGCTTATCGACAACCGCCACGCCGTGCTCGCCGTCGCGATCGCTATCGGCACTTTTCTCACCATCTTCAAAACCGTTATAACCATCACAACAACCGTGCCCGTGCTCATCAACACAATAAAAATTGCGATGGCTACACTCAACGCGGTTATGGCAGCCAACCCCATCGGGCTTATCGCTGCCGCTATCGGCGCACTCATCGCCGTACTCGTCTATCTGTGGAACACTAATGAGGGCTTCCGAAACGCCCTTACCGCCGCATGGGGCGCCATACAAAACGCTATCAGCGCTGCTGTCGGTTTTATTATCGGTCTATGGGATGGGCTTATCGCCGCTATCGGCGCTGTGGGTGCATGGTTTGCCACCCTCGCCGCCAACATCGCGGCTATCTGGAGCGCAATATACAGCACTATCGCAGGCTTTATCGCATCTATTGTTGGCGCTGTCGCTGGGTTTATCTCCGCCGTTATCGGCTTTTATGCCTCACTGCCTAGCAAAGTTATTTCTGCCGTCTCCTCGATGGCAGCAGGCGTACGCGGAGCGTTCGGCGCCGTTATTTCATTCTTCGCGTCCGTGCCCTCTCGTATCCTCGGCGCGCTCGGCAACCTCGGCAGCCTCCTCTTCGACGTCGGAAAAACGATCATTCAAGGCTTTCTCGACGGGATCAGAAATATGTTTGGTGCCGTGAAAGACGCGCTCGGGACGCTCACGAGCTGGCTGCCCGACTGGAAAGGCCCTGCCGCGCTCGATAAGCGCATCCTGCGCGACAGTGGTCGCATGGTCATTGGCGGCTTCATCGACGGACTCGAAGACAGATACAGCGCTGTACGTGCCTCCCTCGGCTCCCTCACGACCTCTCTTGATAGCGCTATCAATATGCCAACGCTCGCACGAGCACACACCTATCACGGCGCGGGCGGCACACCCATCATTATTAACCTCACCAGCCTCACCCCAACTATCGAGACGGGTCGCGTGATCGCTAAAAGTCTTGATTCGTATCTGGCTGCGAACCGTCGAGGAGCTATGGCATGAGTATCACGCATCTTTTACCCCATGAAGCCGCGGCTGCTGATCGTGTCCGCATGATTGACGGTATACAAATCCTCACGATTGCTGAAGGCTCGAGCACGATCATGCTCGACCCTCTGCCAAACGTGGGGCGCTGGACGCTCACGCTTGATTACGGGCAGGAAGTGCCTGGGGGCGGCTATATCGTGTTCCAGCACGAGATCTATACCCCGAGTATCTCCCAGCCGCGCCACACGTTCACAATCGACCCGCACGGCAGCCTTGCACTTGATTTTATCGACATGACGAGCCGCGCCAGCGTCACGATGACGATAGAGAGCACTGCCAGCCCTGAAGGCTCGGCACGTATCGCCCTGCTCGCCTACCTGCCCGACCCTGCCTATAATTCTGCTCTTCTCGGCAGCGCGATTCTTGGCGCGTTCAGCCTGCCATCACGCACAGCACGCACGGACTGGACTATCCTCGGCAGATCGTATCTCGGGGCGAGCTTTCTATATTCCGCACCCGATTTTCATCACTGGCGCACTATCACGAGCAACGCTTTGAGTATCGATATTGTGCGAGGACTCGAGACCACGCCTATGACTGCCGCGGCGTCTGTTGGCACACTCACAGCAAGCTTTATTAACGCTCTCGACCCGCGCGCAAGCGCTCTGAACCGTGGCACGCGTATTATCGCGATGGATATGCTCACACGCCGCCGCCTGTTCACGGGCTGCTTGGAATCGTTTGAATCAACACCCGAACCAGACGGCACCTATACAGTAACTATCACAGCATATGATACCGTCGCCCAGCTGTCAGCCGTAAAAGTCTATCAACGCACACTGAACCGCCCCACAGACTGGCGCACCGCGTTCGCTGATCTGCTTGGCGATATCCCTCACGCCCTCCACGGGTATGTGGGACGCCCAACCATCGGGGCGCTTGTCAAAGAGGCCAGCCTCGCGCAATACCTCGATATCTATGCGGCAACCGCGGCGCTCTCATGGTGGATTGATGCTCAAGGCGTTGTGAATATTGTGCCCGAGCTCGACGCTAGCCCAACGCTCGGGCTTGCTATCTCAAGCAGCCATTCGGTGCGAGGTGAGCGGCTTGACCCTGTGAGTGTCAATGCGAGCCTGAACACGGGGCATATTTGTACAGCAATCGAGATAGAGAACAATCTCGCTAGCTATGACAGTGAGCATAAAGAATGGCGTGCCAGTAGTGAAACAATCAAAATAGACAATCCCACACTCATGAGAGCTTACGGGCATCGCCCCGAACGTATAGAAACCTGCGGGCGAAGCGACCTGCTACGCACCTACTATATGAGCAAAATCTATACCTATGACCCGTGGCAAGGCATCACTAACGCCAGTTTTCTCCTCTACGACTGGGGCAACTATATCGACGCACACACGCAAGCCAGCGCGCTCATCTGCTCAGACATCGGCACCGTGGTCGATGTCTCTTACCGCAACCAAACCCCAGCGCTCGAATACATCACCCGTATCGAGCACCATATCAGCCCACACACTTGGACGTGCTCTATTAACCTCACACAACTCTAAGAAAGGAACACTGATGCACACATTCGTTGACGGCGAACTACTCACCGCTGCCGCGTTGAATGACGCTCTCACAGCAGCTAAAACCGAAGCCATCAAAGAAGCCGACAACCGCTACACGCGTATCGACCTCACCCCAACCGACCCTGCGCCGCCCACCGCCTACCTTGTCACTGACGGGGTGCGCTGCACGCTCACAATGGGGCACTGGAGTTCATCAATGAAACAACCCGTGAACGCTTATCAAACTATTAACGCGTGGCAGCTGCCGAAAAAATACGCGCCAGCGAACGACGTCGCCACGCACATCAGCTACGGCCTTGGCATCGTCAACGTAACCGCCAGCGGAGTCATCGAACTCTATGCCGCAAAAGACATCGCCAAAAATAACACTCTTGCCATCAACCTCACATGGATAGCAGGACTCTAAGAAAGGAACATCCACATGGCATCCAGCGAATACATTTATAAACTCGCAACAGACCCCGACTATCTTACACGGCTTACTGTCACGGCAGCTCTTGCAGGTGAGCCGTATCCTGAGGTGTGGGCGCGTGAGCACGCGTTAGAGTGTGTGATCGCGAACCAGCGTCCGCTTGCTAAATATCAGACGGCGTTGCAAGACCCGTATAAGAATAATCCTGCGTTGAATCCTCAGATTGTGTCTGATTCGCATTTGATGGATATGGTTTCGACGGTGCAGGCGAAGTTGCAGAAAAAAGACAATAACATGCTCGGGGCTAACGCATAAATACGGCGCTCTGGACATGCTCCTACATGCACCCTCTAAGGGTGCATTTTTTATGCCGTGATTGGCGCTAATTGGAAAGGGATATAAGAACAGTGAAGAATTGGGATACTCTTGAGGCGGATATTGATCTGATTCTTGATAAGCATTACACGAGTGGGCGCGGTGGGCGCGAGATCAATAAAATCATCGTGCACCACAACGCGGGACGGCTGAGCATTCAAGAGTGCTGGAATGTGTGGCAGACACGCGAAGCGTCCGCACACTATCAAGTAGAAGAAGATGGCACAATCGGGCAACTCGTACGGGATCGCAATACTGCGTGGCACGCAGGCAACTGGGACGCCAACACCACCAGCATCGGTATCGAACACGCTAACAACCATATAGGCGAGCCATGGACAATATCCGAGGCGACACTCGACAACGGCGCACATTTAGTGGCGGCACTGTGCGTGTTCTACAAGCTCGGAGAACCACACTGGGGCGTGAACGTCTTCGGTCATAGGCAGTTCAGCGCGACCGCGTGCCCAGGCGAAATCGCAGGCACACAAAACGAGGCATACATGCAGCGCGCCCGCCACTGGTACAACGTCATGACAAGAAACACCACAGCCACGGCAGCCGAACATGACGACAACACCACGGCAGCCACGCACGAGCACGACCCAGACACCCTCGCCGATGCCGTCATACGCGGACAATACGGCAACGGAGCCGAGCGCGTCCACGCCCTCGGCGTACGCTACGCTGTCGTGCAAGCCATCGTTAATAAACGCCTCGGCTACCCCGTAGACCTCGACACCCTCGCCAACGCCGTTATCAAAGGCGCCTACGGCAACGGAACAGAGCGCGTGAACGCCCTCGGCTCCATCTACACAGACGTACAGCAGCGCGTGAACCAGAAACTAGGACTATAACCATGAATATCACTGAACTACTCTTGACCGTGCCCGCGATTACCGCCACAGTGCAATGGCTCAAAACGTTGGGTGTCACTGGGCGGTGGAGCCAGCTCGCCGCCGTCCTCGTCGGCATCGCGTTTTCTATCCTCACACTCCTCGCCCTCTACAGCGGCTCACCAGCCCAGCTTGCGAGCCTTAATATTTGGGTGAGAACCATATCCGAAGGCTTCCTCTACGGTCTATGTGCCGCAGGATTCTACGACCTCGCCAACGGCAACCTCACAAACACACCCACCCACGCGAGCATCACAGCAGAGAAAGGCAAACACCACGCATGAACGACCCAGCAGCATTCATCACAGCACTCGGCGCATTCATCACCGCCATAGCAACAGCCATAACAACCCTACGCAAAAACAAAAAAACCGAAGACATCGGACAAACCATACAAGCCGAACTCACCAACAACCACGGCTCAAGCTTCAAAGACAAACTCGAGCTAACCCTTGATCTTGTCAAAAGCCAGGGGCATCAACTCGGAGAACTCAGAACAGACCTCTCCGACCTCAGAGGCGACCTACACAACCTCCGAAAAGACGTCTCCACACTACAAACCAACGAAATACTAAAATAGTGGCGCACGCCATAAAAATACGCGATTAGCCAGTTAGACAATGGCAAACTAATCGCGTATAATTATATGTGTTGGGAGGATAAAACCCCAACATGAAAGGAGGTGACTCCTTTGGAACAGTTAAGTATTATTCTAGCGGTTATTGGAATATGTTTAACAATTTACTACGGCGAACGCCGTTAGTAAGTCCAAAGACCCTCTAGCAGTAAAGGGCTGCTGGAGGGAGTCACCCCCTTAAACAATCTCAGCATAACACACAGGAGCAGCCATGCCAACGATTTACTATTCACGCACAGACTTCGCCGCCTATATCGGCGTTACCGTCGACACCCTCGGAGGCTACAAACTCCCAGAACCCGATGTAATTATCGGGCTTGCAGGACGAGGCACAAAAGGCTGGAGCAAAGAAACCATCGACACATGGCAAGCCTCACGCCCAGGACGCGGCAGAAAATGGAACAGCTAACTAGCGTACTCCGTGCGCGCCTTAGGCGCCCTACCGCGCCCAGGGCGCGCAGCATTCCACGCGTCAATAGTCTCAGCAAGCCAGCCACGCGCTGGGCGCGAGGTTGTTGATCCAAGTAGCGCATCTGGCTCTGGTAAGAGTCCTTTGTGTAGGTATGAGTTGAATGTTCCTACGCCAATACCTAGGCGCTGCGCTACTTCTGTGCCCGATAGGTAGATAATAATTTTTCGCCTCGCTTCTTCTCATATGGGCTTTCTGCCCATACTATTACTACGGTGCATATCTATACTATATAACAACTTGAAAGCAGTGATTTTCGCAATCTATAGAGCAGCTCGCGCTACTTCACGCAGTCGCGCCGCGTCTGTGGCTACGTATAGCTGCGTAGTTGCTGGGCTTGCATGCCCTAAAAGCCGCTGCGTAGCGAATAAATCGAGCGATTGCGTATAGATTTTTGTCGCGAAACGGTGCCGCAGCGCGTGCATAGTCACGCCCTCAGGCAGCAGGCGTGAAATACGCTTACCAATCCACGCTGCACTCATATGACCATCAACAGCGCCGGGAAACAGAAAGCCGCCTCCCTGCTCATCAATCCGCGCAAGAATAGAGCGCGCAAACTCATCAGTAAGTGGCACTTCCCTATCGCGCTCCCCTTTGCCATGCACTGTGAGCGTCCAGCCGAGCAAGTCTTTCCAAATATCACGCTTGTGGACTTGAGCGACTTCCCCACGCCGCAAACCACATTCAGCGGCAAGCCTCAGCATAATAAGTTCATCTGGGCTAGCGTCACGCTTAGCGGCATAGTAAGCAATATCGGAAGCAGGATGCGGACGAGGCGGCATGGGCTTAATCTTCCCCATAAGTACTACAGGATTATCGGAGCGCACTCCCAACGCCTGAATGTATGCAAAGTATTTAGCTAGAGCGCTTTTTAATGAGCGGCGATATTCACGCGCCGATCCTGCATGAGCGATATAGTTTTCAATTTCTTCGAGAGTTGCGCTATCGGCTTCGTGTCCGATAGCTTTTTCAAATCGTGCAATCTGGCTTTTACGTAGCTCTATTGTTTGCTTAGAAAATCCTGACGCTGATAAATGCGTCAGATACTGCGATATCACACTAGGCATAGCGCTTAAATGTTAAATTATATTCCCTAGCTATCCTAAATGCGTTAAGATCGACTATTTGCGCCATATCAGCAAGCTCGGAATCAATGGGTTCGGGGTTCAAGTCCCCGGCGGTGTACGAATCAGAAACGCTCGC